ATATTCTTCAAGTGGCACACCTAATTTTTTAGCGATTGCTACCTGTGATGATGTGAGTCTCACAGTTTGGCGACCTGATCTTGTACTTCGCTTCGCTGAAGCTACTGTCTGTACTGGCTTGGTCGTTTTTTCAGCCGTATCACTATTATTAGCAAACTTATGCGGAAATTCAAGTCTTATTCTCTTATCTATTTCAGCATAATATTCGTCACTTGATGGATCAAAACCTTCATCAGTAATCTTTTGATGTAGATCAAAAGCTGTGTAAGTCATAGCTGTATCCTTACCAAACCATGTGTTTTTCTCACTCCATGCTTCAGCTTTAGGATCAGGTGTACCTGCAGCGGCTGTTTGTCTAGGTAAATTAACCTGAGGTTTTTTCTCCGATTGTTGTTTTTCAAACTCAGCTTGGGCAACTTTTGTTTCCTCAAGCTTTGCTTTTTTATATCCAAATTCAGATATAGACGCCAAAGCTTCTGATTCAGCTTTAAGATCATTTGCTTCTCTTGCTGCTGCTAGTTTAGCTTGTGCTGCGGCTACGCCTGAATTAATACTCTCTTCAGTTACAGCTACAAAGTCAGGTTGTAATTTAGAAAGTTTGCTTTCTGCATCTTTTTGTTTTCTTAAGATGGTTTGAGCATAAGTAACAGCTTCGTCTTTTTGACGCTCTGCTTCTCTCCATTTTTTAGTTAACTTTGCAATTCTTCTCTGTACACTTTCAGAGTAGTCTTTCAATTCTGTATCGTCTTTCTGATCTAACTTAGTCTCTCTTTCATTTTCAAATGTTTTATCCTCTGATTTTTCTTCAACCACAGGTCTAACACTTGGTTCTTCTTTAACAGTTTCTTTTTCGACAATCTCATTTTCATCCTTTACTTCTGGAATGTCTACATCCATAGCAGGACCGGTAGTGTCGAGGTCAACTGTTTTTTTCACTTCGTCAGTGTCTGGCATAGTTTTCTCCTTCTATGTTTAGTATTGATGAAGTATATCTTCGGGTTTATCGATGGTTGCTAAAACTTCATCATCATTTAGCAATCTAACTTCCCCGCCATCGATTTGTATTCGGCTACCTGCATATCTTGCAAAGATAACCCAATCTCCTTTTTTGCACCAAGGTCCTTCAGGAAATTTTTCCTTGTCATAACAATGTGGACCCATAGCAAGAACAAGACCACAAGTTGAAGCAACTTGTTGTCTCTCTAAAGTTTCTTGTCCTAAATATAAACCGCCTTTGGTTCTTTCAGGTAATTTAAATGGAAGGACTAACATCCTCCACCCAGTTGGTTGTGGTAATTTTTCTGATTCTTTTTTCTTTAAACGTTCGTAGCCGTCTACTTCTTTTTTATGTGCTTCTTCGTTTTGCTTCTCGTATTTATCTAACAACGCAGACTTAGTCTTTGGTGTTGAGTTTGATGACTGTTCCTTTTGCATCTTGTTGCTCCTTCTTATTTAGCA